GGCAGATATGGCGGCTCAAGATGGACCTACCTGGAGACGGCGCAATCTTACAAGGGTGCTATGCGTCGTCGGTACGAGGAGGCAGAAAGGTCGTTATCTATGGAGGGTCCCATAAGCTCGCGGGACTCGTTCATAAAGGCTTTTCTGAAGGCTGAGAAACGCAAGCCGTGGGATGTCCAAAAACCCCGGATGATATTTCCAAGATCACCGAGGTACAACCTGCACTTAGCGTCTTGGCTGAAGCCCTTCGAGCATTGGCTTTGGGGAAACCTAAAGTCACGGGGCATCTCCGCCGTAGGCAATACCAGGGTTTGTGCAAAAGGGTTGGGACCTGTGCAAAGGGCCAACCTCATAGTCCGGAAGATGTCCGGGCTCAAGGATTGCGTGGTGTTTGAGGTGGATGGCAAGGCTTTTGAGGCGCACATCCTCGTCGACCAGCTTAGGTTGGAGCACTCGGTCTATACTAAGGCGTATCCCGCCAAGTCGGACCTCTCGAGAACTCTAAGCCAACAGTTGGGAAACAGGGGCAAGTCAAAGTGCGGTTGGGAATTCAGTCGCGAGGGTGGTCGGGCTAGTGGAGACTACAACACTGGTATGGGTAACTCCCTTATCATGTTGGCAATCGTCATGGCGTCTATGTCCTATTTGGGTCACAAAAAGTGGGACACGCTAGTGGACGGTGATAATGCTTTGGTCTTCCTCCCCGGTGACGACTACAAACGCGTACGTGATGGATTCGCTGATGCAGCACGCTCCGTTTCGGGCCACACAATGGTCCTCGAACGGTGTGTCAATAAGCCTGAGCAAGTCACGTTTGGCCAGTCGAGGCCTTTGTGTGTGAGTCGGGGTTGGAAAATGGTGCGTGATTGGAGGAAGGTGCTAAGCCAAAGTACCTCTGATCACGCCAATTTGCGTGAACCCCGGTTTTCCCCCGAGTACATCGCGGGGGTAGCACGCTGTGAAGCGTCTCTCGCACACGAGGTCCCGATACTTTGGGCGTGGACCAACCACCTACTGGCGCTGACGAAATCCGTGAGCAACGTGAGGCAACACGTGCTTCGCGACTATGAGGTTCTTGGAGTGGACGTTGCACACGTCACAGCTCATCCAGCTGCTGCTGCGGCTCCCGGTGTGATGGCTAGGGCAAGTTTCGCCGAGGCATATGGGGTTATGCCCGACGAGCAACTTCTGATTGAAGGTCTCCTGGAGAAGGCCTCCCTTTGCGTTGAAGGGAGGGACCTCTGGGATCGGGACTTTCAGTTGGCCTGGTCCGCCGATATCCGCGCCCGTACTCATTCGCCAACTTCACGGTTGTATTAGAGATCCGAGTACGGGCCAGCATTAGTGAACTTTTCCTTGGGGCTACCGCTTTGTCGTCTGAGTTGGGGCTGCAGGCCCCCGAGGCTGCATGCAACCCGGAGCCCTCCCATGTTTGTGCTCGCGTGTTTCCGTCTGACGTGGGGTCGGACGTCGGGTTTGCTAGTCGTTGGTATTGCCCACACCGAACCGGGGGACCGCTCCCGGAAACGCTGGGCTTCCGCTCTCGAGGCGCCCGTTCGTGGTTGACTCTTGCTGGATACTGGGTGTCTGCCGAGGCCCAGCTGTCCCTGTCCGGTGCTAACCGACCCGTCTATTGGGCGGTGTATGCTGATGAAGTCGCCCTAGTAGGTGAGACGAAGAGAAAGAG